AATTAATCATCATTGTTTTTTCTCCTTTTTTGTTTTTAAATATGTGTACTGCTATTTTTGCTAGCGTTGTTAAGCGTTGTATCATTCAATTTCCCTCCGTCAGCCATTGTCTTAATCAAATCGTTAACAGTCGCTGACATAAGTTTGGTCATATTTTCAACTTTGTCATACTGTAATTTTGATTTAGCGATTGCATCGTTCAGTTTTTCAAAACGCTCGTCTTCAGCTTTGTCTTTATACAGTTGACTATAAATAATATCTTCGCACTTAGATAAAGTTTCAGCAAATTTCTTTTCGTGATCTTCTCTTGGCAATGTCACTTCAAAGCTTGCTTTAATTGTGCTAGATTCGAATTTTAAAATAGCTTTAACTTCTTTAATACTATTATCTTCTAACATTACAGGATATTTGTTTAAAATTTCCAATAGTTTTCCTCCTTTTAAATTATCCAATTAATTTGTCCTTTAACGTTAACAGTCCATTTTGACGGATTAAACCACAGAATACGACCATCTGCGCTCACTTGTACATTTAAAACATTCAGTTGTACAGTCCATGCAGTAACCGCAAACATCATGTCACTAGGTATCAAATTCGTAGGCATAGAGCCAACCGTCAACTTATCTATGCCGTTCGTCGCAAAGTCGTACTTAACGGTGACTGTACTGCCTGTCTGTCTATAACTAAAACCATTTCCGATAGATTGCCAACCAGTATCTTCTATTGCCGGTGTAGCTTGTGGTAGACTATCTTTTTTAGCGTACTCACTCCAACCGCTCCAAACACCGTTTTCCAGCAACCGCGTAAATATAGTTTTATTTGTGCGGTCGTAAAATTGTTGATAAGCATAGTTTGCTGTCTCATGTCTTACAACTGTTACGTACCCAGGACCCGCTCCAGTCGGTCTATTAGCGCCTCTAAAAACACAATAAAAACCTGTGTCTTGCAAGCTGTTTAAGTTAGTGTCATCATGTCTAAAAGAGCCACCATTATTTAAAGCTAGCTGTTTTTGTTGGATTGGTTTGCCATCAGAATAAATATTTCCTGCGACATTTAAAGAACCTGTATCATCAATTTTTGGTAATGTTCCAATTCCGACGCTGTTTTTATGCCATGACAGCGGAAAAGATTCTGTTGATACGGTTCGTTTAACGGGTGTACCGCCTCCGCTTGCACTAAAAACATCACTAAGCAAACCGTAGACATCAAATGATTTGTCAGCTCCATACGAACCACTAAGCGTAGCTGTTGAGTTAATTAACTCTGCGACTGTGGTATAAGTACCGCTTGCGTTTGACGTGTCTATTGTAAAACTCGTCGTATTAAGTGGTGCTGTTTTAAAAGTCAGCGTCATTTTATTTTTTTGTACGCCATCGACAATAAGCGGGGAGATTTTAGCATTACGAGTAACTACCAGCTGGTCATTTTTAGCCCCTGCACGTGTGACAGTAAAGCTAAACGCTGGCGGGGAGTATGGTATAACGTTGATTTCTGTTGTCACAGGGTCTGACACCCTGCCCCTACTATCTGTAACTGTAGCTTTAATAGTCGCTTTGCCACTAAAGTTAAATATCCCGAGCGGACCACCATTTTGCTGCGTGGATTGGTTTTTGCCAACCACCTCCGCATTAAAATTTTGGATTGTAGACCCATAAATACCACTAGCCCCATTAAATGTAACGACTGGATTAGAAATTATCTGAACAAAATTATTAGCACCTACAATTGTAGATGCTTTTTGATTTGTGTCTGATAAAGAGAGACTTGAAATTTTTGGCTTGACATTATCAGGTACAGTTAGATAAAAAATACCTGTTGATGTCCCAATGACTGAACCGTTTGACTTAGTATCAACATAAATTGTAGCTGGTGTACTAGTTGCATTTGGAATTGTGCTAGCCCAATCTAAGCTTGTCTTAAAAGTCGTTGACCCTGATATATCACTAGCCACAGTGCCAGTTATCCCGTTAACGTTATATCTGACATCGTATGTAAAACTGTCATTTGTTTTATTGATGTTGACATTTAGCGTATCACCAAAATAACCACTACTTACCGCAACTGTGCTTGTTCGTGGGATTTTAGTCAGCGTAAACTTTTGATCTGGTATATTTAGCGTTCCAGGTGCATACCCGCCAGGACCCGATAGTTTAGCTGCTACGATTACAGTCTTACTACCGTCACTATCATGTGGTACTCTAATAGTTCTATCAATCAGTAGTTGATTTCCGTTAAAACCCATTGCAGATGGGGCGCTAAAGTCATATCTACCCCCAACCCAGGCATAACCACCAAAACTATACTGAGCATAACTGTTAGTACCAGAAGTCAAATAGAGCCTGAATCTTACTTGACTACTATTATCTGCGATTGACGTTGAGACCTCGTCAACGATATAAGTTAAGCGATAACTCCTATCAGAGTTACTATAATAAGTTGTCATTTAACCTCCTTCCTATCCAACGTAGCGAACAACATTTATGTCCGGATTTAACTCGTATTGCTCAATACGATAGCGTCCTATTTGTAGTTTGGTCGTAAAGATACCGCTGTCAATAACTAACACACTTTGAGCAATATAAGCGACCTCTTTACCACTTGAGTAAAAGCTTATACGGTCATTATCAACACGAACGCTAGAAGTACCGTCTTTTTGTCCGATTACAAGACCATCTTCAGACTGGCTCATAAATTTATTAACAAAATCAGTGCGTATCTGCATCTCCCCAATTGTTTGTTGTACTGCTATCATGCGATTAGAAGCGTCTATCAGTTTTTGTTCTGATAGTTTTTGTCCTTCTTCTCGTGCCTTGATTTCGTCTTGCAGTGCCTTGACCCAGCCATTGACCGTATCTAACGTTGCTTTAGATTGCAATTCAGCTTCTGCAATGCGAGCACGTTCGGCAAGTTTGTTTAACTGCTCGACAGTAAAATCACCGTCAGCTTTCGAATCAAGATTACTTGCTTTATCAGCTTCCGATTCTTGCCAGTCTCCTGTCTTGTTACCTCTAACGAGCATAAATCCACCAGTACTGAAACTACCTTGTTCGCTCGCGATCATCGCGAAGCGTGGTCTAATTTTACCTGCCTTAGTTGGTGTAAAGGTGATTTCAAAGCGTCTAAGACTAGAGTCAACGTTTTTTATAATTGTCTCTCGTTGTGTATCGCTAGTAATAAAACCGTCTTCTATATCATAGAGATAAAAGTATAAATTCCCAGCTACCTCGCGTTTAACATAAGCACTAAAAGTGTATGTTACACCTTGCTCGACCATGATATCTTTTGCATGCGACACTTTTTGCCCACTAATCCATTTTTTAAGCGTGAAAGGACAATTAGAGAGGTTCTCGTCTTCTAGCGTTGCAGAAGTAAACCAATCAGTCCCAAAAAATGATTTTGTACCATCAATCAGATTGTTTGTCCCGACGACAACCGTCCCAACCATGTCAGTCCAGCGGTATTTTTTAGGGTCACTTGAATCTATTGCATCGTAGTCAGTATATTGCCCAATGTAGCGCTTGTTTGCACTATCAGACACGCTAAAGTCAACTGTCCCATCTGAGCTGTTTGCATACGCTACATGCCAGTAAGGTGTCTTACCGTCAGCACCAGCTGGACCTTGGATACCTCTAGCACCATCTGCGCCTTTTATCAAATTCCACTTGTACTTTTTAGGGTCGTTTGAGTCTATGATATTATCATCAACATACATACCTATGTATGTTTTGCCAGTATTATCAGATACGCTAAAACCAGTAGTTCCGGTTTCGTCAAGGGCGTAAGCAATGTGTGTGTACGTTGCCTTTCCGTCAGCACCAGCCGGACCAGGAATACCCTGTTCTCCTCTCGGACCTTGTAAACCATCTATCCCCGGTGGACCTTGCGGTCCTGGCAACCCGTCTTTTCCGTCTGCACCGTCTTCTGTATCTGTAAAGGATATTTGCGTACTTGCTACAAGTTCCTCGTTAACGTAAGCTTCGACTGTTACATTTAAAACATGGTTAAAGTCACTTGCTTTAACTGTTAGCGAAGGACCTATCTCAATCAGTGAGTCGCCATTTTTATAAAAATAAACAGCTTCATAGTCTTTCCCATTTTTTTGCAAGCTAGGCGTTAATACAGACTCACCAACCCCATTTTTAAAAGCAACTCCGTTTGAAGTCGCTAATTTAATTTCGTATGGAATTGACTCATCATATAGACGCAACATATCGCTGATTAAGTCGGAAGCTAACTGACTTTCTTTTTCGACAAAATTGCTGAATTTAGTTTTGTTAGAGCTGGGATTTGTTATGGATATTTCTTGCTCAATAACCCTCGCTGTGAGAATTAGCGTCGGCTCATATCCGTCGTCCTGTATTCGCACAACATCACCAAGTTCTAAATCAACATATCCATCAACTTCATAAGTGACAGCTGGATAAGCGTGTGCTTTTAAATCTTTTAAAGCAGTTGATATCAAGACATCCTGACTGTCCGTCTCAACTTCCATGTCTTTACGAATCCAGTTATCTCGTGTTTCGTTACCAGTCAGCACAGATGGATAACGGTCTCGTGATAGAGGAGCATATAAAAAGCCGTTTTTGAGATAGTATTCTACTTTACCGTTTTCGTCTTTCCATTCTTTGTAGATAGAGTTATCGATATAGATGATTTGCTCTTCTTCATATGTTTCTGTTTGCG